TGTGCCAGAGGATCTCGTCGGGTTTGATAGCAATAGCGTGGTTGCGCTGTGACCAGACATTGACCCAGCCGCCGCTTCAAAAACTTTCTCAGGCACACCAGATGCCTCGTCAACTACCAATAAAACATTCTCGGAATGCACACCAGCTAATGCCTCTGGCGTTTCTGCGCGTGACGTTCTGGCTGATATAAATGCCTCGGAAGCGGCTGACGTTAGTTCTACACGATCTGACTTAACAGTTAACAATTGCTGTAGATGGGGTGGCAACTCGTTAATCCATCGTTTTAGCTCGGCAAACAATGCGTCAAACAATTGGCTAGACGTGGGCGCTGTGACAACAACCTTATTTGGGAAACGCAGAAGCAAGTACCAAAGCATTGCCCACGACGCGGATGTTGATTTCCCTGTACCATGCCCAGACCTTACAGACATTTTACGCTCGCCATTAGCTATAGCATCGAGAAACTCTTCCTGATAATCGTATGGTGTAGCGCCCAGCACTTCTTTAACAAATAGCACTGGATCGTCACGATAACGCAGGACAAACTCTGTTAATGGGTTATCACTCATCGGTTACATCCTCATAATCTGCGTCAATCGTTTTGGCTTCGCGCTCCTGATCTTCCTTATGGATAGCCGCCAAGTCAGAATTTACTTTGCGTAAGGCGTCTAAATGCATGTCGCCAACTGAGATATTTACGTTTGTCTGTGGCCTAGTGCCGTATCTATCTTGGTTATACGAGCTTGCCATAAACTTGCGCCACTGCACCTTCTCTCTCGTTGCGGCTATCTCACTGCTTGTTGAGCCGCCATCCAAATCATCTACCATTGTTAAACCCTGCTCGACTAGGGCATCTGCGGCGTGGCGTCTGGCTTCGTTCATGGCTTTCTCATATTCTGGCACTTTATTCAGTGATGAGCCAAGATATTGCCTAGAACATCCATATTCTACAGCCATTTTCGTCAAAGTATTACCTGATGCTATTTGCTCAAACAGGTAATCTACGCCGCCTTTCTTCTCAACATCTGCTAGGATCTTCCTTCGTAATGCCTTGCCAGCCATTAATATTCTCCAATTTTTTTAAATTTTACAATAGGTAAGCATTATATTGCAAGGGGGTATGGGGGTCATTCGTGTGCGTGAAAATAAGCAAACGCACCCCCCCTCTAGCTGTCGCATGGGGGGGGTCATATATTATCTAGTTTCGTATAAAATTAACAACGCATAGCTCAAATTACCTGTATATTGCTACAAAACCGCCTAACCTATTGATATCATTAGATATACTTATAATTATGCCCCTAATGTCCGATAATGTATATTATGTTAACTTTCATAATATCCGAATGTGTTGACAAAAGATTTGCTATTTGTTACGCGCTCACGCGCCTGCGACGACGCATCAATGTCTTTTTCATACAGCAATGCTACCAACATTAGTGCAACTGCCTCGCCTTATCCTCTGCATTCTGATCGTGTAATTCAATGAGTGCCTCTGCCAGCGATTGGATAACAACGTCAGCTCCAACGATATGCAATCGATCTGTTATGAAGTCACACAGTATGTCCAGCTCCTGATCGTTCTCGTCAGTATTCTTACAGTGAAGATCTAGCGTTAATTTAATGTTAAACTCTGACACGTCATCTAACCTTGTAATGTGACCGCGTAGCTCGGAAGAGGAGGAGAAGCTACGCGGTCTAGTTCAGTGGGAAACATGTTGTAAATGCAAAAACAACACGTTTAGAGGGAGGAGAACCCACTGACTGTAGTATGCCTCAAGAGAGGCGTTGTTTCAAGCCTATGTGACCTCATTTGATAGCTCGTAAGCCAATGCAAGATAACCGCACCCATCAACTGAGCTATCCTGATGCACGCCGTTACGCATCCTAGCAATCTTTAACAGCGCCATCATATTTGCCACGTCGTATGCCGACACATGCCTACCGAGATACGCCGTCCACATAGTCGCAATACAATTGAAGTTTTCCTCTGCGCTTCCGTACTGCCTAGCACGATCCCCTGTTATGAGAATGTTTGCCTTAGACAGTATGTCCGACCTCACCATACTTTGTTCTTCCACTGCTTGATCCCCCTCGCCCTCGCTCGTCCCTCGCTTGCTACCAGCCGTTCTAATGTTAATCTCTTTCTTCATCTTATGCTCCATAATATTTAACTCCGATTTTACCTTCTCATACTATTCCCGAATAATAATATAATAATATAATATACCTTAAGGTATATATTATTATTATTATTTAGGTTACGAGATAATAATTGTAATTATTATTATGTCTCGTAAGTGTATGATATTGTTAATAATAATAGTGTTTTTTGGCCAATTATTATCAGCCATTTTACCTTGCTTTTCCAAAGCTATCAGTGAACCAGACAAACCCCTCATTTTGGACAATATGACCAGCAGATTGAAGGCCATTTATTGCCTGCTTATATATCTGTGGCGGATTAGCTACGCCAGCTATCTTACCTATGAAATGCTTTCTAATTTCTTCCTCTTTTATCACCCAGAATGTGCTAGGCTCAGGCCAGCCAACGCCAGCAGGATTAGACATACCCACACCTTCACCCCTTAACTGTTGGAAGCACGTCTTAAATAAGATCTGGTTTTTACCCCTGATAGATTTCTTTTCAGCGTCAGCCACATCATCTGAAGTTGCTGGAATAATCACGCAAGTTGTTACAGGATCGCCGTCCATATCATTGCCCAGCTCAATCACCTTTAGTTTGAAGTGAAACTTCCTGCCGCCTTCAAGATCTCTCTGTTTGGTAGCTAGAGCAGTTCGCAGACCTGTCGCCTCGTCATATGATAGCTCTATCTCAGTTTCCACAGCCGCACGTAATGAGCTGTGACCTCGCGCCTTTGCTTCCAGATTTTTACCTGAGTGATGCACCAGCATGAGATGTGCGCTCGTTGTAGCCCTGATCTTATCCACAGCAGAAATCACAGCAGTTGCACTTGCAGGAGAATTTTCATCGCCAGCAGGCATTGATCGAGATAACGTATCCACAACAATCATGGCAATGTCGCCATACAGCCTTTTGATCTCGTCACACAAATCACAAATTTTATTCACGTCAACTTCACCATCCAGCAAATTGAGTGGCAATGGCCTAACAGCCAGCTTAACGTCCGAATGATCTGGATACTGCTGTTTGAGCGCCACAATACGATTGTGCGTGGTTGTACCACCTTCCAGAGCCAAGAATAGCACCACGCCGCCCTTAACTTTGTTTCCGTGCCAATCTTGGCTTGCAGATACATGCCACGCAATGTCCTGCACGAAAAACGACTTACCCACGTTAGATGCGCCATAAACCATCGATAACTGCCCCTGACCAAACCAGCCCTTCACTAAGTAGCTCCTATCGAGCTGTGCGACTGCATCATTAGGGAAGAACACCTGATCGAGCAGGCTCTTTATTTCCAGAGCCTTTGCCGTAGCCTCTTTACCACGATTGACCCACATATCACTGAAATCCCAGCCTTCCACGTCAGGCACAACAGATTGCACATTGTGATCATTAACGCATCGATCAATGGCCTTCATGCCAGCCTCGTCGTTATCTCCAGCCACAATAATGCGTAAATTTGGGCGTGCCTCGTAAAGCTCACCTATCACAGCGGTTAAATTACCAGCAGACAATGCGAATACTGTTGGTCGGCCTGTAGCCAGATGCACTGACATTGCAGTTGCCCAGCCCTCACAGACATAAATTAAATCGTCCAGTTTTCCGCCAATAACGCTAAAATTTCCGACAACTGGCATACCAGTAGAAAATTTCTTTGATCCTGCTGGATCAATATTCTGGACGCCCACACGTTTGCCCTGAGCATTTATAACTGGAATGACCAGCAAGTTGCCATCTATCTTAGCGTTACCAAGCCCGATCTTTTTCTTGATTAAGTATGGATGCGTCGCCTCTGGCTCTGGCTCAGGCCAGCTAATTGTGTATTCCCTTGTCACTGGCTTCTCATTTTCATCAGGCCATAATCCTTGGTTTCTCAGTGCATCCTTTATGCCAGCATAATCATTACATTTCCTGCAAGCTACCATCACGTCGCTGTTTGTGTCTTCCCTGATCCAGAAACGATCTACGCCTTGACATACTGGGCAAGCCCCATGATATTCGCCAATGGCAGTCTTTTTCAATGATAATGCACTTATAATTTTACTTGAATACTGATCCCAGTTTGCATTTGGGTATTTCGTGTTTTGCATTTTATCCCTTCCTCAATTTTTGTTTACGTTAGACAAAACCTCAATCAGTTCTGTCTAACGCTGTAATTAATTTAAAATGGTATTTCGTCTTCCAGATCATTTGACTGAGCTGGTTGTGCTGGTGGCAATCCAAATGGATCTTGCTCTACACCATTAATTTGCGCCGCACCGCCAGAGTATCCGCCTGC